GAAGGCGAAGAAGTTAACGAACCACTACCAGTAAATGAGGAGGGCTACCTATTAGATAATGGGATGGTTTTAGTTGTTATGGAAGAGGGTATTATCGCTTCAATCGGTGAAAAGGTAGAAGAAGAAGAGCCAGTAGAAGAAGAGCCAGTTGCAGCATCAGACACTAAAACAGAAACTCCACTTCCAAAAGCGGTTATTGAGTCAATCGTAAAAGAAACTAAATTCTCTAAGGAGGAAATGGACGCTAAAGATTCAGAGATCACAGAGTTAAAAGCAAAAATCGAAGAGTTGACTAAGGTAGAAACAGTTGAAGAAGTTGAATTATCAGTTGCTCCAATCGTTCACAACCCAGAAAGCAAAAAAGAACCTAAGAAATTCGACTTTTCAAAAGGTAAAAAACAATCTATTGATTCTGTCTTAATGGCTAAGATGGCAAACTTAAAAAAATAATTAATAAATAAACAAAATGAGTACATCAAACGATTTAGTAAGAGAAAGAAGCAAATTCGTAGACGTTACAGCAGCTAAAGTATTGACATTAGCAGACAGCGGAAACACATTTGTATTGAAAGCGGCAGGAGGTGCAGCAATTACACTTCCAGCAGTAGCGGAAGGGTTTAAAATTAAAGTTATCACAGGCTTAGCATTTGCATCTACAGCGTGGACTATTACTTGTCCTTCGGCTATCGGTCAAGGTGGAGCAATTGTAGATTCTACATTCGTTGCAGCATCAGACGAAACAACTATTACAGTAGCACACGGAGCAGAATCTATCGGTGACTACTTAGAAATTGAAAGCGATGGTACTAGCTACTTCATTAATGGAGTTGGTGCATTAGCAGGAGCATACACATTCGCATAATAATAAACAAATAAAATTAAATATAATGGCAACAACTAATAATATTACAACAACTTACGCGGGAGAAGTAGCTGGTGAAATCATCGGTTCAACTCTTTTAGCGGGAACAACTTTAGGTAACAACGGTATCGAAGTAAAACCGAATATCCGTTACAAACAAGTACTTAGAAAACTATCAATTGACGACATCGTAAAAAATGCAACTTGTGATTTTGACGCGACTTCTACGATCACACAGACAGAGCAAATCTTAGAGCCTGAGCATTTCGATGTAAACTTAGTACTTTGTAAAGACGACTATCTTTCTGATTGGTCAAGTGCAGAAATGGGAATGTCAGATTGGACAGATTTACCAAAGACAGTAGGTGATTTCGTTATCGCTCGTGTTCTTGCTAAAGTTTCAACTAAAATTGAGAACACTATCTGGAAAGGTGTAACAGCAGTAGATGGAGAGTTTGACGGATTCGAAACTTTGCTTACTTCTAACGCAGCACAGCCATCAGCAATGGAAATCGCAGGGACGACTTTAACGGCTTTGAACATTCAAGCTCAAATGAACTTGGTAGTTGATCAAATTCCAGATGAATTATACGGAGACCCTAGCTTGAAATTGTACATTCCTTTGCAAGCGTATAAATTCTACGTTCAATCATTGTCAGGTTTCGGTACACAAGGACAAGGTGCTGCAGGTGTTAACGCGCAAGGTGCAAACCAAACTATGGACATGAACGCAATGGTGTTTAATGGTGTTCCATTGTTCGTATGTAACGGAATGAGTAAAAACAAAATGATTTGTACTACTAAGGAAAACTTAGTATTTGGAACTTCTTTACTTGCAGACTCAAACTTAGTAAAAGTTTTGGATATGGAAGATGTTGATCTTTCTTCTAACATTCGTTTTGCTTTGAGATATTCAGCAGCGGTTCAATTCATCTTCGGAGAGGAAATCGTTACTTACGGAATCGTAAACAGCGCAAACTAATAACAATATTAACTAGAAAAAGGCGGGGTAGGGGTTTACTCGCTCCGCTTTTTTTGTATAAAAACTTTAAAAAAATGGCATGTGACTTAACAAGCGGTCGAGCAGTAAAATGTAAAGACCAGGTAGGGGGATTGAAGAACGCATATTTTATCAACTATGATGAAATGTCGGGCGCTACTTATGACGTAACAAATACAGACGTAATTGAAACGATTACAGGGGCGGGAACTATCAACGCTTACAGATGGGAGTTAAAAGGAGTATCTACATTCTCAGAGGTATTTAATTCAAGTAGAGAGACTGGAACAAGTTCGGTTGAAGGTACTTTGGTATTGAGCTTAAAAACTCAATCTTTAGCAGACCACAAAGAGATTAAACTAATGACTTACGGGAGACCTCGTGTAGTTATTGAAGACCATAACGGAAACTTTCGTTTGATGGGATTAGAGCACGGTGCAGAAGTTACAACTGCAAACGCTAATAGTGGGGCAGCAATGAATGATGGTTCAGGTTACGAAGTTACACTTGTATCGACTGAGAAAATCTACGCAAACTTTATGGAGGCAACAAATGAAGCAGGACTAGGAACGGCAGGACTTACCGTAGTTACGGCTTAATATTGTAAATCGCGATATGCGATAAAGCCCCGCTATGTTAATTCGTAGCGGGGCTTTTTACTAAATCGGTTAGTTACATATATATCTTTGTTATATTTAATGCTAAACTCTCTGCTTTAATTTATCAGGGTATTGAGTTACACCAATCGCTCTGTCGTTTTCGTGTTTAAATTCAATCAAGAATACAAACCCATCAAATATCATATTTGTAATAATTACAGGTAACCGCTCATTACTTTCGTATTCTGCATAGTCTAATTTATCACCTATTCTAATCTTGTAGTCTGTTACTTTTTTCATCTTATTTATAAATTTATAGTTAATTAACTCGCACTAAAATATAACAATGTATAAAGTTAACCCTGCGGGTCGCTATCGCTTAACCTTATACAAGACGTTAAGCAAATATAGTCATTTTAAAACAAATAACAAGTATTTAAGTTATAAAGGTATGATAATCTTATTACAATCGGCATCGAGCCAAACGTTTAAATTCATTCCAAGAGTACTTACTGCTGATAGCATGGTAATTACTGACGAAGGAACGAATACAAGCGTTACAATAGCAATCACTCCAATCATTGACCGTTACTATTTAAGCGTTTCTGAGGTACTTACATTGGTAGATGGTCGTAGTTATACTGTAATTGTTTTAAATGGCTTAGAAGAAGTATATAGATACACGGGATTCTGTACAAATCAAGTCGTTTCTGATTACTCTATTAGTGCTGGCACTTATATCGAGAACGCAACAGATAATGAATACGTAATTATACCATAATGGAAGAACAAGAAAATACTAATTTACACGTTATCCAATTGTCAGGGTATCAAAGGCCAGATATTATCGAATCTTCTCGCGAGGACTGGGTAACTTTTGGAGAAGATAATAGCGGTTTTGATGAACTGATTGAGAGATTCAAGAATTCAACGACAAACGGTTCTATTATAAACAACGTGGCTAAGTTGGCATACGGTAAAGGATTAAACGCGTCAGACGCTCATAAGAAGCCGAGTGAATTCGCGTTAATGAAATCATTGTTTAGACCTAAAATGTTACGTAGTGCGTTCCTAAACGAGTATATGCTAGGAAGTGGAGTGCTTCAAGTGATTTACAATAAGGCACACACTAAGATTATACAAGTTGAAACTGTAAAGACAAAACACATCGCACCAGAGAAGTGCAATAAAGATGGAATTATTGAAGGTTACTATTATTCTGACGACTGGAGCGATACAAAGAAATTCCCACCAACGAGATATGACGCTTTCGGGACAGGTGAAAGTGAAATTGAAATATTAGTTTTTGGTAAAGAATCAATAGATTTAAAATACTTTAATGAAGTAGACTATCAAGCTTGTTTACCTTACGCATTACTAGAGGAAGAGATTTCGAACTATTTAATAACAAACACACAGGGTAGATTTTCAGCGGGTAAAATTATAAATTTCAATAATGGAATTCCAACCCCTGAACAACAAGCGCAAATATCAAAGAAGGTAAAAGGACAACTTACAGGTTCAGGAGGTGATCCAGTAATTATAGCATTTAACAACAACGCAGAAAGCAAAACAACCGTTGAAGATGTTAACCTGGACGATGCAGCGGATATCTATACTTACATGAGTACAGAAAGCCGCAATAAAATATTAAACGGCCATTGTGTTATTTCTCCGTTCTTAGTTGGTATTAGTCCAGATGGTAGCGGGTTCTCTAGTTCGGCTGACGAAATTGCACAAGCTACAACGACTTACTACAATCAAACAGTTAAACCACATCAAGAGTTACTATTGGATGCGTTAGATTCAATACTAGCGTTTAACGGTGCTACTCTTAAGTTGTACTTTGAAGACTTAAACCTTTTAGAGATTAGAGGCGTAGAGCCAAAAGAAGAGGAATTAAGCGTTAAGATGTCGCATTGGCTAGATTCTTTCGGAGAGGATGAAAGCGAAGAATGGGATTTGATAGATTCAAGAGATGTAGACTACGATTCGGAGTTAGAATTAGATAGTCAATTTTCTAACTGGGGACACACCAAACTTAAAAAGGTACTACTTGCTACAGGAATAGCAAGCCCGAACAGAGCGAGTACACAAGATAGAGAAATCGACGGGTTCTATTTTAAAGTTAGATACAAATACGTAGGTAATGAATCTCCTGAACGTGGATTTTGTAAGGAAATGATGCGAGCGTCAAAACTTTACAGGAAAGAAGACATCGTAAGAATGGGAGCAAGTGGTATAAACAAGAGCCAAGGCCACGATGGTGCTAATATGGACATCTGGAAATTTAAGGGCGGTGTTTCATGTAAGCATAAATGGGAACGCAGAACGTATGTAAGCGCAACAAAGACGGCTTCAATAGGTTCTCAAAAGACAAACCAAGTAAGTACAGGAAAGGCTAGAAAGTTCGGGTACAATCCAGTAAACGAAAAGGAAGTTTCAGTTAAACCTCACGATATGCCTGACATGGGGCGTTATCCAAAACAAAATTAAAAATGGCACAAGCTTTATTCATAACAACAAAGGACATTGCAGAGTTTACAGCCTTAAATGGAAATGTAGACGTTGACAAGTTTACGCAGTTCATAAAGATAGCGCAAGACTTAGACGTTCAAAATTATCTAGGTACTGACTTATTCGATAAAATAAACAATGACATTGTGGCGGGAACGCTTACAGGTAATTATCAAACTTTAGTTAGTAAATACATCAAACCTATGCTGATACACTTTGCAATGGTTCAATACTTACCATGGGCGGCTTATACTATCGCAAATCAAGGAGTATTTAAGCACTCATCTGAAAACAGCGAATCGGTAAGTAAAAACGAAGTCGATTTTTTAATAGATAAAGAGCTTTCTATTGCTAATCATTACGCTAAAAGATTCACGGATTATATTTGTTTTGAGTCTGCGCTATACCCAGAATATAACACAAACTCTAACGGGGATATGTTCCCTGATAAAGAGGTTAACTTTTCAAATTGGTTTTTATGAATAAAATGTACACACCTAAAAAGGAAAATGTCTTAAAGCTTAAAAAGGCTAAAGAATTATTAAAACTTAAAAACATTCACAATGGCAGATAGCCCTATAAGTTCACTTGCAACGGCTAGCGCGTTAACAGGCACAGAAGAAGTACCAATCGTTCAAAGTGGCACAAAGAAAACAACAGTACAGGATATTGCAAACTTGGCTTCGGGTACTGGTTCAAATCTTGGAAGTTCGGATTTAACAAGTACAGCGAACAATAGAAAGTTCATACTTAACGGTTCGTTACTTACTAATACTTTTTCCATTGATGATGGAGCAGGGTTATCAATGACTAAATACACAGGAAACCATACTATAACGCATGGAGTAACTGGAGCGGGTAATGGGGGTGTTGACTCTATAACGCAAAACTTAACAAATCTCGCAGTTTTAGACACTGAGGCGTACAAGTTTGTTACTGCATCGACAGGCTACGGCACGTACATGGGGCTATCTTTCGAGCATACGGTTAGGACTGGATATGGATACATATCAAACAATGGGGGTGGGAGTTATAGCCGAATGAAATTCACAGGCGGAACAACTAAAGCGGGAGCGAAAATTTCAGCGTACATTGAGCACTCAAATATAGATCAAGCGGGGCATTGGTTATTCAGGAATCAAATACATTTAGGAAATGCAATAAGAACCCCACAATCGACTTACGGAGTGCAAACTTTAGTTATTGAAAATGGAACAGTTCCAACAGCAACGCCGACAGATGGATTTGTTCAGTACGCTAGTGATATTGTTGCGGGTAATTCTACTCCTCACTTTAGAACTGAAAACGGGGACATTTTAAAGCTATACAAAAACACAGCTTTAACGGCAAGTGATGGAACACTAGCAACAGCAATAACTAGACAAGCAGAGATTGAAACAATATTAACAAACTTAGGAATTATTTAGTATGAAATTAAGAACAAAAATAGAAGTAACTTATAACAGCGGAATTGCTGGAAGTGAGACGGGAATAGTAGAGGGAAATTTACAGGATTGTGCATGGTTTAATGACTTTAATTCAATTGGAGCAAACTACACATACAACGCGCCTAACGGAGAACCATTCCACAAAAACGGTTTTACGGTTGAGGGTGAAAAAATAGAACAATTATACGAAGCTATCAAAGCATCAGTTCCAGAAGGTCTAGGATTTAGGGATAAAACTAGATTGGAATTCTATTTAGCCTTTGTATTTGAGATGTCTCAGACGTTTGGAATTGCAACTACTGACATTGAAATAGTAGAGTAATGGTACAAGGACTTAAAATATTAAAAGATTGGGGAGTTACAGGAGCATTAGTAATTGCTTTGTTTTGGATGAACACAAGAATTGGAGAGGTTGAGCATAGATTGTACGATTGTTACGAGAAGCGAGTAATGCACGTAAACAACGGAGACGAAGCAACGGTTGAATTAATAGCAACAATACCAAAAGAGTTAAAAATA